CCATAGCCCATTGTCCACGGGTTACACCGGGTCGATGTGAAGTGGAGAACGCACCTGCGCCACGACGGTACACTGCAGCAAGTTGGCCATTGGTGGTACGTGTCCAAGAAGGTCGATCCGCTTTCTTCATAGCGTCGTTGTGTTCTGTCACCTTGTTTTGCAATGCGGTTTTGATGGCATCGGTTAGTTCAATGTCGCCACCTGCACCTTTTGCGCTGCCGGGCTTGTTGGTGTCGCTACCTTGAATCTGATCCTTTGGTGGGGCAGGCGCACGTTCTTCTTCATCATCATTGTATGAGCCACTTGAATCATCTTCGTGTGGTTGCCACGCATTGCAGTAGTAGCCACCATCAACAAAATCTTGCCAACGCTCACACCATGCTTTAGTGCCTTCATCGTTTTGCATATCTTCATTGTAGAAATGGCAGTTCCCACAGGCTCTGCCTTCAGGTACATCTTCCGTTAAAGCAGGTCGATAGTTGTCAGGCAACGCACGTTCATCAATGGTCATTGGTTATACCTCATACGCTGCTGAAGGGTTAGCAGGATCAAGCATTGCTAAAGGTTGTAGTTGGGTAGATGGAACACCCGTGTGATCTATCGGTGGCAAGCCCATTGCAGATAGAACAGATGCAGGATCAAAGCCTGACAGGATCAACTTTTGTGCCATAGAAACCTTTGCTTCAGTTTCGTTCAGGTTGGCTGCTGATAGATCCACGTTGGCTAGAGGAACACGGAAAACATCTCCACCTTCAACAGCAGAAAAATCTTCCAACCTACGCACATCATTGATTGAAAGGTAACCTGCCTGCAAACCTGACGAATAGGTAGCAGCCCTAGTTGTGCTATCTCCACGAAGCAACCCATCAACATTGAACTTCATAAACACGCCTTCAGGTAGAAGCCTTGTGTAAGCATCTTCCAACTTCACAATGTAAGGCCTGAGAGTGTGGGTAACGAAATGGATACCGTTCTGTTCAACAGATGCGTACGACATTGCCCCCGGTGTGGTTACAGACAACATTGATGGCGGTACACGGAACACTCTTGCAATCTCTTCAATGCTGAGCCTGCGTGATTCAATCATCTGTGCAGCATCAGGATCAACACCTGTCTTAGTGAAGGTTGCGCCACCTGCAAGGATGCCGGGTCGATGTGCTTTCCGCAAACCTTTGTGGCCTTCCTCAAATCCATCAACAAGATTTTTGGCTTGTTCACGGGTCAGGTTGCCGGGGAACTCAATGATCCCTGTGGTGGTTGAGCCTTGCCCAAAGAATCGTGCAGCAAACTCTTCTAAGGCTTTGGCTAACCCTAAGGTTTCTTTTACTAGATCGACACGGGAACGCCCACGCAGTTCACCCGGCAAACGCATCTCACTAATGTGGATCATTTCGTCAGCCATGATTGCTGCACCCTGCGTATCTCTGAGGGTGTAAATGATTCTGCGTGAAGCATCACGGGTCACATCAACACGCAAAGGGTTCAGAACGGTATGCCCTCCAACGCCTGACTCATCACGACTCACACGGATGCAAGCGTTGCCATCAAGCAGCATTGAAACCAACACTTCTTGGAAATGATCAGTACGGGTCATCCCCGATTCAGGGAAGTCAAGCCATATCGGTCTAGGGAAAACAGGTACACGTTCCCCATTCAACCTACGGAAAACGCCTACAGGTAAAGTAGAAATAGAATCAGAGATCAGACGCACACACGCATACACGGTTGCAATTTTCATTGCATTCTCTTGTGTGACAATCGTTCCTGAATTTGTGGTTACTGCGTAAGAATCGCCTGCACCCCAAATAGATTGAAACGAAATAGCACGATTCTCTGCACTTGTGGGAAATAAACGATCAAGCATCAACTACCTCTTGCGACCTGCTGCGACTCCCCAAGATACCAAAGAAATCCCTGTGACAATGAAGCCTATAGGAACAGCCCACAGGAAACAGCCTGCAGCAACGCACACTAAACCCAATGCTTCACAAGCATCTTCAAAACTAACCTTCTTCATCTTCACTCCTAAACACTAAAGAATTGGGGAACAAGTTGTGGTGCGGTACGGGTCGTGGCACGATCCAACGCCATCACCATTGCTATCGATGCGTCAATCTTTCTACGGGATTTGCCTTTAGATAATCGCCACCCGTTGTCTGTCATTCGTTGCGCTGCTGACAATACTTGATCCGTGAAAGTTGGGGAACCATCGTGGATCACTTTGCCACCAACGATCAGTTCGTAGGCTTGCCCACAGGCAGGAACCATACGGTTTGCGGATTGGGGGAACTCAACCATAGGCAGCCCGTCATCCTGTAGTACCTCTGCTGATCGTTGAAAAAATGCAGGATCGAACGCTACCTCTTGGAGTTCGTACTGTTGGTGCAGATGGCGTAGATAGTTTTCAACCTCAACCACATCCACGTTGTCACCATCAGGGAACCAAATCTTTGATTGCATCACCAACAAGCCATCCTGCTTCTGCACACTCACAATGGCGATGGAGTCATGCTTCAAAGCCATATCAACACCAACCCATGTTGGCTCACGATCTATCAACTTTTGTTCACCCACGCAACGATCCCACGACCCGGCAGGCAGCCACGATTCCTGAGAACGCACCCATTGCGACAACCTGAATCTTCTGAATGAAGTTTCTGATGACTGCTTTACGCTCGATCTCATATCGTCTATATCGAGCAAACCTTCAGCAAGATTGGGGTTGGCCCTGTGCCATTGGGCTTCATCATTCACATCACAATCATCATCAGCCTGCCATGAAAAGAAACCAAACTGCTGATCATCAACCTCACCTGCAGCAACCTTCTTCCCGTACTGATACAGGCCACCACACAAAGATTCAAGATCAAACCCCGGCGTGGTAATCCCGACCATCAACGGTTCAATCCTGTTACCTGAGCCAAGAGTCAAAGCATCATAAAGTTCTGCGTTGGGTTGCACATGCAGTTCGTCGAAGATGACGGTTGAAGGGTTTAATCCCTGAGCCAACTTGCCATCAGAAGAAAGCACACGGTACACGGAACCAAACAACGGAACCTCAATAGCATCTCTATACACTTTGCATTCAACAGCCAACAAAGGGTTAGACAAAATCTGTGCCTTAGTTTCACCAAACACAATCCTTGCTTGCTGCCTGTCACCCGCAGCGGAATAAACCTCTGCACCGGGTTCACCTGCAAACAATGAATACAGCGCAATGGTAGAACCCAACAGGCTCTTACCGTTCTTACGTGGCAACTCCACATAAACCCGTCGATACCGCAAACGCCCATCAGCACTACGTTCATAGATGCGTCGTAGCAACCACTTCTGCCAATCAGTAAAGATCAAAGACTGCCCTGCCTGAAAGCCTTTCGTTACCGTGCAATAGTTCTCAGCAAAATCAATGAGATCATCCCCATCCGTAACCTTTGAAAGCCCTGCCGTAAAGAACTTAGGTGACCATTCAGGCTTGGGCTTGATTACGTCGCTGCGCAATCTTTGCGTGGAGTTTGGCAAAATCGTTCTCCCTTATCTCTGCTACACCCAACCTTGCACGATCAACCGGGTTCAACCCCAACTCACCCAACGCAGATTGGATCTGCTTCTCCAAATCCCTCAACGCTTTACGCTCACGCCACGCATCAGGATCAGACATCACACGATACCTCAGAGATGTTCTTTCATCCGATGCCTCACAAAGAAGCAACACAGACTCAGCATCAGCCATCGGTTTAAGCCAAGCAGCAGCAGCCAACCACACCCGTTCCCACAACTCAGTACCCACCTTCCCCAAAGGTCGATGCGGTTCAGGGGCCTGCTGAACAGGGAAAGCAATCACATCCGCCTTAGGCAAAGCCCTACCACCGGGGTTGCCAATCCTAAGTTTCTGTTCAACAGGTTTACGGTTTGCACCACCTGAACCTTTACCACCCATAAACACTCCTTGTGGTAATCATAAAACATCTTTCGCTGCCATCGCACACGATCACTTGCCATTGGTTCT